TCGTCGACATTTTCGTTAATGGGACTTTCGTTCTTAAGATAAGTGGTCGATATTAAATAAACAAAGTTTGTCATAATTTTTTTCTTACAAGTTTAGAGTTCCAAGCGTGACGGCAATGGTTAATGTGTACGTCGGTGTCAGGTATAGTGTACCACCCACCTCTTTCTTTCCACACATCTCTATCAACACGGCTTGAAATCGTGTCAATTTCTGTACGTGTGTAATATCTATTTAACCCTATCAATTGACGGCAAAAGTCACGGCTTGTATCGATTAACTCAGGTTGACCAGTAAACGCAGCATCTAAACCATATTCATAACGCAATTCAATTTGAGTGTCTACTGATTTAGAAAGTTCACGTGTACCTTTTGTAGAAGTTGAAAGTTTACCATTGTCTGAATTAATCAAGCCATCGTCAATCATTTGAGTGATTGCATCCATTACCTTCTGAGCGTCGATGTTAACGTACTTTGCAATTTCGCCTACTGTTATGCCTTCGTTTGCATTTAAGATTTGTAAAATGGCAGTTTCACTTGCACTTGCAAATTCAAATTTACAAAGTTCATAGTCATTCTTTGATACCCCACACTCAGCAAATAAATTTAAAACATCTTGGTCGCTTTGCTTTTTAGACATTGCAAATTCTTCTACAATGGCAAAACCTAATTCTTTGCGAACTTCGTTTTTGTCAAGAATACCTTTTTCAAATAGTAAAATATAATCTTGTCCAATTGGTGGCTTGTTAGTAGTTTTCAATTTAGCATCAGCCATATATTGAAACACCACATTAAAAGACGAATCCTTTATTTTTTGGCGTGGTTCAATATAAGACGTTTGGAATAACTCGTAACCTTCGATTATCTCATTACGTTGACCCAATGTACCTGGCGTTGCAATACCAAAAATAACTGGTGTGCTTACTCGGTGACCTACAAAGATTTCTTCTTGTACTTGGTCGTTTAACTGCTGAAATTGTTTGTCAAAGTCAGACGGTTGTAAGTTGGTAATTTCTGCAGGTTTTTCGTTCTGCTCATTATACATAATGATAAGACCACCACTTTCTTCAGCTTCTGCCCCCTGATAGTTCTTTTTGAAACGACGCTTTGCAATTCTCATTTCTTCGGGCGTTGGTTGACCCTTAAACATTTGAATTACTGTCTGTGCAAAAAATCCATTTTTGATATTACTCAAATAATAGTTACCTATCTCTACGTCAATCTCTATATACTTTAAAGCACCTATATAAGATGGCAAAGGGTATTTTCCCTGACCGGCACGATACATTTTAAACGCATATACTTGTTTATTTTCCCTTGTTGTTGGGTTAAATAAAGGATATTCGATTACGGCTTCACGGCTATTTCCCCAGTCTTCTGAGTAATAGGCACAATCTTTGCCTAATCTAACGTTCTGAAAGGGTAAATGATACAACTCTGCTATCTCTGTTTTGGCTTTGTTCCAAATAACTTCAATATAATAGCCATCAAATAGTTCAAAATCTTGTGAAATCTTGGTATTAAACGACTCGTAATCTTCAAATGCGTTGATATTTCTTAACTTGTCGAATGCCTTTGCCTTGTTTAGCGTGTCATCTGCATAAATTTCGAATGATTCACCAGCAATATAAGACGATTTTTGGTTAACAATAGCGTTATGCTTAGGGCTTTTGTTGTAAAGGTCAATCAATTTTTGAGGATATAAGTTATCCTCACCAAAAGTTGTGTAACCCTTTGTTTTATTTTCTTTAAATGTAGGCAAAGAAATTCCAGCAAAAGAAAGTCTATCGAGTGCGAACTTATTGTTTTCCATTGTTTCCGAATTTATCTACACTTGTAAAACCCAATGCGAGAATAGTTACCCACTCAACACTTTCAATTAACTTATCGCTATTGTGATAAAGCATTGCACCTATCAAAGCTAAACCACCGACAATGCCGATTAATCGCTTTGAGCTAAATTCGCCTTTATCACCTTTGAATATTTCAAATATTTTCATAACTGATTTGTTTTTTTTATGTAATAACGTATTGCAAATAACCCCGAAATGATAGCCACTAAACCAGCCATTGCCGAAATGATAGGTTGAGCCGTTGTGCTAATGGATGCAAAGGCACTCACTACTGATATAATGCTGCTACTATCGGCTGCCGTGTCGTTAAATTTTGTCATTTTTTTTCTTGTATTGATTCAGAATACCCTTCAATGGCATTCAGGTAAAATTTAATTTCATAAGAATAAACTGCCAAAAGTGAATCGCTTTGCTTTTGTTGACGTTCCATTTTGTGCAACCTATCGCCCATTTTTGCATTTTCACCTTCGCACTTTGCTATAATGGCTTTCTTTGTATTTTCTGAATCGTAGTACAAATAGCCTACAATTAAAAGCATACAAAAAGCCACCGCCGCTATTGGGTTTTTTTTAAATTCTTCAAATGAAATTGGTAAACTCATTGTACTATAGTGACTGTGTTTTCGCCCGTAACTTCTTGAATTTTAGCCTTGCATTTTTCGTGAATAATCATCGTAACTGAACCCCAGAACTCCTCAGTTGTTAACTCGGTTTGAACTTGGTTAGGTAGTGAAGAAACATTCAAAGGCGCTTTGCCGTCAATCCAGTCTTGCTCAGATTTATAATAGTTCAAGTTCACCCAATTACTTTGAGGTGCTAAAATGTATATGTTCAAATATCCGAAAGCGTTTGAAACTTCAAAGCCTTCATCCGTTGTGATTGTTGTATTTATATTTAATGCCATAATTTTATAATGCTGTGACTTCTACTAAACTTACCTTTGAAACTACTCTACATGTAACCGAACCACCACCCGCAAAAGTAGGCGCAGTAAATGTAATTGCCATTTGTTGAGAACCACCCGCAGAAATTGTAAGCAATGCCGTTGCCATTCCCGAATCCGATTTAATTGCAGACGTGTCAACCGTGCCAACTATTGAAGACGTGCCACCTATTCGCTTAAATAAAAGTTGTTTTGTTTCTCGATAACAGTCGCCAATGGTGACCCCCGTTGCAGTGCCAGTTATTGCTATAACTACTGCAACAGTATCAATTTGAACATTCCAAATCCTATTGGATGCAAAAGATAAAATCAAATTGGTTGTGCCAGTTCCATCTAGTGATAGGACGGTGGTTGCTGCTGTGGTTAAAGTCGCTTCTCTTTTGGCTAAAAGTGTGCTATATTGATTATCATATGCAGCCCCCATTTGACCACTTGAAAAAGCAAACATTCCATACAAATAACCGTAACCCATATTCCCTAATGATACTGCAAAATCTTTATTTGCAAATGTTTGATTTGCACCAAAAGCAAAAGAATAAGCCCCACTTGCAGTAACTCCAAATCCACTAGAAAATGAATATAAACCACTACTTGTATTTGTACGTCCTAAAGATACAGAAGCCGATGCCGAAGCGATATTCCCATTCCCCCCTGAAATACTCCACAATCCACTTGCCGTATTACTCTGACCCCCCACAACAGTTGCATGAGTGTTTGTTGATGCGGTGTTGGATTGACCACCTGAGATGGTGGAGTAGGCTGCTGCACTTGTTGGAATATTGTTTGAAACTCCACCACTTACTGTAGCCCCAGTTGCTGCACAAGTGATTGTATTACCACCAACTGCAACACTATCTTGCCCACTTGCACTAACGTTAGTCCCTGACCCTACAAAACTTCTTAACCCTGTGGAAAAGTTATTATCACCACCCACGCATACAGAAGTCACTCCGGTTGCCCTATTATTTGCACCACCACCAATAAATGAAAAGTTACCACTCGCAACTTGTACTTTATTATACCTTGATATTTGCAAATCAACTGCGCCATTTCCTCTTGCATTACCGCCACCAGCATCCGTTCCATCAGGAACACTTGCAATAATTCCACCCGTTCCGTTTGGTTTTAATACTATAGAAGTGTTGGCATCTTGAACCTCAACAACTGCAACACTTTGAGTTGTGACGCTTGTATCTTTGCCTATGCCGATTCTACGACTATTTAAAAACAATACACTTGCATTGTCTAAATAATCTTTAACGACTTGGAATGTAGTTGAGATTGCACTTGCAATTTTTAAAAGTCCGTTAGGTGGGGTGAAACTTGGTAAGTTCGTCAATTGACTTCCGTCAACTGCGGGTAATTTTGCAGTGCCATCTAACTGAACTAATTTGTTGGCAGCGTTAAACGTGTTTCCTTGCGTTGTAACGTTTGAAGATAATCTTGCATCACCCAAAGTACCACTTGTGATATTTGAAGCGTTTGTAGTGTCTACATTTGCTACGTTTCCAAGTCCAACACTTGACTTATCAATTACAACATCTCCACTACCTAATAAAGTATTGGAATTGACGGTTTTAATATTTGTTCCACTTACAAGGGTATCTTGTTTTCCGTTTAATGCTGATTGTGTTGCAGTAGAAATAGGTTTATTTGCATCGCTTGTATTGTCTACGTTGCTTAAACCGATATCAGTTTTAGTCAAAACAACAACTCCTACTTGACCATTTACGCTATCTACATTTCCAGCAGCGTCAATAGTTACAGTATCTGCGTTATTGTCATACGTTAAAGTGATATTATCACCAGCAATTACATAATCTTCAAACTTTTTATTCGCCATAAGTGATAAAATTTCCGTTATTTGTTGTTAAATACTTGTCTAAATTGCTTAACAAAAAGCCATCAAAAGCCGTTGCAATGATTTTTTCGGTTAAACTTGGACTATATGCAACCGATTCAACGCTTAAACTTGTTTGTTTTTGCGTTTGACTTGGTGTGTAAGTCTTTGAATTAGTCGTTATTGTAATTATCTTTTGCATTAACTTGGTGTATAAAATACCTCAGGTGAATCAACTAATTGAACTTTTAAAATGCCTTCTTCGACTAACTCATTCGCTAAACTTGGAATAATATTTACACTTGATGTTTGAGCGTAAACATTGTACATATATTCGCCTTCAAAAAAGTTGTATGTATTTTCGTTAATTGAAAACTTATTATATCTATCTTTAAAGGTGCTTACATCGGTTAAAATAAAATTATACTCTTTCATTGTTTGCCGATGGGTAAGACTAAACAAAAAATAAGGGTTGCTTATTGTGACCTTTTCAGTAAGTGTCAAGTACCAAAATTTTGTTTCGCCTTTAGTGATTAATAGCATTATAAGTATATTAGCAAATAAAGTAATTTGTTACAATAAAAAAGGGGTGACCTAAGCCACCCCCCACATATGAAAACAAGACAGAAATTAAAGTCCTAATGTAGTTACTACAGAAGACTGCAGTTTGTATGGTGCTTCAATATCCATAGCCTGAAGTGTAACTTCATAACCAGTAGAATCACCAAACGCAGCACCAGTATTCGCAACCATTGAACTAACATCACAACCGCTTTCTTTACCTACCAACCAATACTCATCGTTGTTGGTTTTTACAATTGTAAAGACACGTCCTTGAGCTAACAATTTTAACTCGTTACGTTTAGCAGTTGACAACCTACGCAATTTGAAAGCCACGTCACATTGGTTAAAAACCGTGCCGTTTTCAACGCTTACGTTGGTTGTGTTAGTCATTGATGCAGTCGCCTTAGGGATGTCATAAGTGTAAA